GCTCGCCTTCTCCTGTCTTTTGAAGAGGCATAATGTCCTCGTTGTTGAAGTAAGAAATCGAAATGCCAGAAGGATGAACGCCACAGTTCTTATTTAAGCCTTCTAATTTTTTAGCAATTTTAAATACTTTTGGATGAGAGTCGCAGAAAGCTTTGAACTGTTCGCTTTGTTTATATGCGTCTTTAAGAGCAAACACCTTTCCGAATTGTTTGGGGATAACATCGCTAACGGCGTTCACTGCGTCTTCATTCATTTCTCCTACAATCTTACCGCACTCTTTAACGCAGAGTTTACCAGTAAGAGTGTTCATGGTAAGAATCTTACAAGTTTTGCCAGAGTATTTGGCTTTGATATAATCAATAACTGCTTGGCGTTTTGAGAACTCAATGTCATTATCTACGTCAGGCATCAAAGAACCATCAAGATAAGTTACTCCATCAACTACAATCTTCTTCGCTCTGCTCTTAGAAACGAATCTTTCAAATAGCAAGCCGTGTTCGATTGGGTCAACATTCGTGACTCCGACCAAGAACAAGATCAAAGAACCTGCGGCAGAACCACGACCGTAACCAGTAGGAATACCGTTCTCATGGGCAAAGTTCATAATGTCCCAATTGAGCAAAATGTAATCAACGAAGCCAAGCTCATCAAAAACGCTAAGCTCCATTTTAGCTCTATCGTAATAAGCCTGTTTGTTCTCTTTCTTGTCGATGCCTTTTACCTTGACCGCCTTTAGCGAGAGCTGACGAAGGAATTCAAGATTAGAGCAATTTTCTTCAATGCCAAGATTTTTGTAATGGCGACTGTCGATCTCGATCTTTGGAAGCCGAACGCCCGGTGGAATCGGGTTTTTGTAGTCTGTGAATTTGTCAAGCATTAGATTTCAACCTCCGAGATTTGACGACGAAAGATTTTATAATTCATTTTAATATCGTACATCGCGTTATGCAGCATTGCTGGATCATGCTCAATTGCATAATGCTTTAATAGAAAAGCCTGACTTGTTTTGATTCCTTTTTCAAAGTGGTTCATGAGTTTCATCTGCCAACAAAGAAAATCTCCGTCGTTAGGTTTAACTTGTTTAAAGATAGACATGGCTAACGCTCTTGTGTCAATCATTCTGCTCAAGAAACTCCAGTCATTTTGAATACCCAAGCCATTCATAAGAGTGTTCAAAATGTAAATATCGTAATTCAAGATGTTCTGGCCAACAAGAATAACGTCCTTGTCATAAAGAGTTTTGGCGAATTTCTTCCAAACCTCCATAGGTTGTTGCGCTTTTCTTAAATAAGCTTCTTTATTGAAGTTCGTGATCTTGGCGGCACCTTCCGACATATTCAAATCTTCAAACAAGATAAACTCGTCATGCTCTTCAATGATGTCTTCTCCTTGGCAGATAATCCAAGATAGTTGCCAAGGGCGTGACGACGTTAACGACAAGCCTTCCGTCTCTGTGTCAAATACGGCGAACTTCTGATGTTTGTTATTTCTTAAAAGCGTTTTCATTTTGACTCTTTCCAAGATTGAAAGCAGAATTCTTTACTGGCGCAACCATTAAGTTCTGGAGCCGATAAGGTTTGAAACTTGCCCATGCGCCGATTACAAGCTATCTTATAAGTTACCCAAGCATCATAATCACTTCTGTTCTTGTAGTAGATAGACTTGGTTTCAATGATGTTACCTTTCTTAGCGTAACACGAAACAAAATCAGCGATATGCTTATCGAAAGGAAGTTTGTTGTTCTCTACGAAGTATGTGTGATGATGTTTATCAATAAAATCAGGTATGCAATTTGAGAAAGTATAATTGTTGTTCCATACATACGAATCATAGAAAGGTATAACAAGATGAACATCTTTGGTGATTAGGTTACTTAAATCTTCGCTTGCTATAACTCCGTCTTTCACTGCGTTGGTGAAAGTATAAATTCTATTTAATTGCCTAAAGCCTTCGTCATTCAAAGCGAACAAGACGACTTTATGTTTCGATGATTCAACTGTGTCGTAGCTGTTGCAAACAGTTAAACGAATACCGAACTTGAGAGAAAGCTGGTTTGCTCGGCAAGCTTTAAATGCCGACAAAAAACCAGTGAAAGAATCCTCGACCAAGAAAACTTCTTTAAGACCATTTTCGAGAGCAATAGAAATGATGCTGTCTGGCCCATCTTCTTTCTGCTTTTCTGGCTCGGCTAAAGTAAGGATGCTTTTTCCAACGGAAAAGTGAGACTTGAATAGCGGTATCATTAATCCAATAATTCAGACAATTTCAAAGCTGTCAAGACTTATTGTGCCTTGGACATCCAGAGTAATGCTCTTTTGTAACTTTGTCGGTTTCTTTCGCAGTCTTAAAAGCTTCGTCCATATTCTCCTCAGAGAAAGTTTTTATGATGGTGTTGTTTTTGTCGCGGAGAGCGTAATAGTTGTAGGCGAATTTATACGGACAATGCCACATCGGGTTGCCGTCTTTCTTTAGCTGGCCCTTAAACTTTGCAAAACCGCAGGAAAGCTTACCGCTAAAAGAGCCGTCTGACGGAATAGGTTTATCCGCTGCGAAATTTGAGTGAGCGTCACTTTCAGAAAAACCGTCGATAACTTTTTGAATCTCGCAAAGCTGATCTTCAAAATCAGAAAGCTCTTGATCTGATAAAGCTGGCATTGTCAAAAGCCCATCGCCACCGCGAGAAACGTCAAACTTCAAGAACAGAAACTCCATCTTAACTTTGTGATCTGGATTAAGTTGTTTTGAAGCAAGAGTGTACATCAAGTGCTGCAAATTATCTTCGGCATCTTTACCAGCAAAAACCGCTTTGCTAGTTTTGTAATCTCTTACAGTAGAAGAATTATCAGAGTAAACGAACTGACGATCAATAAAACCTTTGATGCGGTATTTTTTATCATTTTTATCTACTGTAAGATCAAACGATCTTTCGTTAAAATCTTGAATAGGCTTCTGCTTCTTATCCCCAAAGAAATCATACTTCAAGCCTACGAGAGTCATCTCTCTAATCAGCTTCATGTTTTCAGGGTCAGAAACTCGGTTTCTACGGGCGCGCTTTAGCGTAAGCGACTTGATCGAAGGAATAACGAAAGGGTCTCCTTCTTTGATTATCTTGTTGACATATTTCTTTCTGCTGGGCTTAGAAAGCATTTCGAGAATCAAGTGAACAACGTCCCCACGATTTGCGCCATCGTTAGACGAGTCAGGAAGCTTTAAAACGTAATTGCACCAGTAAGACCAGCTGCATTTGTCTAGCGTCTTAATTCTGCTGGCGGATAAAGCTGTTAATGGTTTAGACAAGTGAGTCCTTTAGTTCTTCTGCTTTTTTAATTAACAGGCGATTAAAATCATTCTGGCAAGCTATTTCGTATATTTTTTTAATTTGAGCTTCTTTATTTATCATTTTATCATTCCATTTATCAAATATATCATCTTGCCCTTCGTGCTTTAGTAAGTTCATATCGCTAAAATCATTAGCCAAAGGGAGCTTAATAGACAGTTTAGTATGATCAAAAACAGAACAAAGCTGCAAGTACGACTTGCAAGATGAAACTAATCCGTGATTAAAATCGCTCTTTGAATCGTTGTTGTAGGAAATAACGATCTTGTCGGGATTAAGTTCAACAAGAGTTGAACAAAGCTTAGAGGAGATTCCTAAACCAAATGTAACCAAGTTATTTGAATAGCCGTTTTCGTAAAGAGCCATACTGTCACCAATGCTTTCTACGATAATAACAGTTCCAGTTTCAGCGATTTTCTCTCTAACAGTTTCAATACCGCCTCGTTTAATGTGAAGAGGATAAACCCAATTTGTTTTTTTACCCATGTGCTTCCACTTTGGAAAGGTAGAATCCTTATCCCAAACTGTAGCTCTAGCGGAAAACCCATGAATATCTCCTTGAGAATTATAAATAGGAAAAACGATTCTTCTGAAAAGCTGCCCAGCAGTAGCGTAGCCGCATTTATAGAAATTTAAAGTATCCGGAGAAATCATCTTCTTAGAATAGAAATCTAAATGAGGAAGAAGGTTCTCTAGTATTGATTCTGGATAGATTTTTTCCATTTCGATTTTCTCTTTAACTTCGTTAGATATGATATCTTGAAGATCAAATTTTACATACTTATCTATCACTGAATCATCTTTTGTATTTAGGGTAAGAGAAATTAGCCTCTTGATCGGGAAGCTTTTGTCTCCGCTAGCAAAGTCTGTCCATACGCCGCTGTTCTTATAAATCTTTAAAGCTGTAGCGTTATCACCTCCACGATAAATCGCAGAAGAGCGCCAATAGCTGCCGCAATCTCTTAGATTATAACCTAAAGATTCTAGCGAGCTTTTAAGCTGCGTAGGATCAAGGGTTAAAGTTTGGGACATCGTCTTGTTCATTAGAGGCTTCTGGTCTTGTTATTCCTGTATCCATTGAACGAACAATATCGCGCAAATCTCCATGCTCGGTAACGTCGAAATTATTAAAGCGAAGATTGATAAAGTTACGGCGCAAATTTCCGTCTGGCATACGCACAGGCTCAACTGCGCCAGCAATGTCAGAACCCAAGAAACGATTCTTGATAAAGATCAGTTTATGAGTGCCGAAATCATTTCCGTCCTCCATTCTTTCGTCAACTGTCTTGTTGCGGAGAATTGCCATATGAGAACAATAGTGAACGATACGGTCAGACATAGACACGATACTTTCATCATCGTTAATATCGCTAGCGTTACGGTTAGTCGTTACGCCACTTCTATTTGACTGCACAGAAGTGAACATCGCCACCAAAGGTTTATGATCTTGAACTAAATCACGTTGAATAGTTTTCTTAAACTTATCCAACATATTACCGATTACTTGCCATTCAGATTTGTCCTTATCAGAATCAGCAGAAGGCTTAATGTAATCGAAGCTAAAGATCATCTTGTTGCCGCGACCAATCTTTGAGTAGTAAAATCTCTTCAAGGTATTAACCATTTGATCAGTAGTCATTCCTCCTACATTGTAGTAATAGAATTTAAGATTCTTCACTTTAGTCCAAGTAGCGCGAACACGATCAACAATTTCAGATCCAGCCTTACGCCAAAGACCGCTTTCAAGAAGATGAACAGGAACGTGACTCAGAGCGGCGCACTGACGCATGATAACTTCTTCTTTGCTCATTTCGCCGTTATCAAAGTGGAGAACTGGAACATCGTACTCTGCCGAAACTTTTGTGCAGAAATTCAAAGACAAAAGAGTTTTACCTACGCCAGAGCGAGCAACGATAACAGTGATATTACCGGGTCTTAAAAGGGACCCGTAAATCTTGTTAACTGTCGGGAATGGACCCATAAGGCCAAACTCAGTAATCGGATTGTTACCGCGATCTTCAATGATAGACTCCATTTCTTCAAAAATGTTAACAGGCTTTTCGTCATTATTTTCATATAAATTAATTGTTTTATTAAAGGATGAATCAGCTTCTTCAATAATCTTTTGATAAGAAGCATCAGGAGCCATTCTTTTCATCTTATCCGCAACATCCAAAGCCGACTTGTGAATCGTGCGGCGAATAGAATATTTCTTAATCTCTTTCGCTGCGGCAACTGCTGTTGTTGGATTAGTCTTTCTGACAGCTAAGGAACGACAATAATCAAAGACATTGATGTTGTCTTGAAAAGAGACGCCAATTTCTTTAATGCGTTGAGCTATAATTACTTCATCTATCTTCTCGTTGGCCTCAAGGCATTTACGAATGATATGATAAATCGTTTTGTGAACAACGGTGGACTCTGAATAGAAATCAGATTCAGATACAAAGTCGCAGACTTCTGCGTAAGTATCTGGATGCTGAATCAGTCCAGCTAAAAACTGCTGTTCTACTTCTAGTGAATAAAGCATTATTCGTTATCGTCCGAAATTTCTGTGGAGTCTTCGTTAAGCCATTCTTCCATAGCTTTTTTAAGACCAAGAGAAGTTAAAACTGAATCGAAGCGAGTGTAGATTTGAGGAGTGCCGTTCTCAGAGCAGATACAAAGAACAACGCCTTTGTACGAATCCGCGCCGCCAGACATTTCATAAATCTGCGCGACCATTTCGACTGGAAATTTGAATTCTTTATTTTCGTTATCTTTTTTGTCTTTAGGTTTCTTCATAGTTCTACTCCTTGTTTTGAGAAAATCTCATGGTTGATTTCCTCGTCTTCGTAAATCTCTACGAGCAAGATTCCGTTTGTCAAGCAAAACTTCATCTTTAAATCGTCTCTCTTCAACTGCGCGAGCCAGTTGAGTCGATTGTTATTGTGGAAAAACTTGTTAAACTGCTGATGCTGTTTGCCTTGAACTTCTACTGCGATTTTTTTATTCGCGTTGTAGAAGTCCAAAGACAAACGTGTTCCAGCAACACGAAGCTCTTCAAAGACAATATCGTGTTTCCAGTAAGAGAATAAAAATTGTTTTACTCTCCATTGAACTTTGCTTCTGGATTTGGCTTTCCAATTAATTAAGAAATTTTTAGAGTTTTTAATTAATTTTTCTTTGCCATTAAGCGTTTTGAATTTCATTAGAAGGATCACTAGAAATCATACCCACAAAAAGCTTGTGGAGGATTTTAGTTAATTTTTCATTACCTTCAATGAAAGAGAACAGTGCGTTTTCGCCTTGGAACTTTTCTGGAATCTCGATATTGTTAGAAGAACAAATCTCCTTTAAGTCTTCGGAAATATAATACCAAGCTCCAGAGCGTTCTACCATTTCCCAAGATAAGAGCATATCTACGATTTCTTTTTCAAGCCAAACAGAACGCCCATTAGTGCGTCCGTACTTAATCGGATAAGTGATACGATTCTTACTCTTTTCGTTTGGACTCTTCTTGATATAGATTTTGCAGTAATGACCAATGATAGGATTCTTTATTGGATCAGATTTCTTGATTGATGGGTCTTTCAGAATAACGTCGCCTTCAAAACGAGGCTCAAACTCGAAAATGAAATTGGCGAAGTGCAGCAGAGCATTACCACCAGTAGCGGATGTTTGGCGAATAGGAGCTTTGCTATATGGGTCGAGTTGAATATCGCTTCTGACTTGAGAGATAAAGATTGCCATGTGACCGCGTTTGGTCAGACCAATAGACATACGCTTCATAAAGTCCGACGCAATTACAGCACCGCCAGCGACTTTCTTAGAGTCTTCAAAGTTTTTGTTCAAATCTCCTTTGGAAATTAATCCGTCAACAGAGTCCAGAAC